TATTTACTAAAAAAGGGGGTGTGAGGTGATATGTCATAATTGCGGTAAAGAATGGACGTTATCAACAGGCTCAATGAGTAAGACTATATGTGACGTGTGCTATATGCTGAAAAAGCCAGTGACTACAATCCATCTTGCTAACTTCAATTCAGATAAAGACGGTAATATGTATTTTATGTTTCCAACCGAACAAGCAACACCGTATACCATCACAGCAACCAATGATTTTAAAAAAGGGGGTGTGAGGTGAAAGTAGGAAGCATTATAACAATGGAGTTGGAAGTAGTAGAAACAGGCAAGCACTCATGTACTGATTGTGTTTTTAATAGTGATGATGGATGCTGTAGACCACACGAAATAAGAGACTGTGAAGAAGCTGTAAAAGGAAAAGATATTATTTATAAATTTATGTCTTTGCATGAAACGGACAAAAGTGTCTTAATAAAGTTTGAGCGTGTAGGTGGCGGTGTTCTGGAAGTACAAGAGTCTGAAATTAAGATTATTAGATATGATATAGAGGCTTATACAACAGGCAAGAATGGTGGTGAAAAGATAGAAAATTGTGCAGACTTAGAGATGAAAGACGGTGAAAAGATACTTATTATAAAAAAAGGGGCTGATATTTGAGTATAGCAGAACGCCGTAAATTCTGGAAAGAACAGATTAGGCTATCGAACACTAAACCCTCAAAGAATGTCAAGCCCCTCCGTTATCCTCATGTACCTGAAATGTCATATCAGCACTTCATTAAAAGACAATTAAGAAAGACCGTTACAGAGATAAGAGCTTTAATAGACCCTGAGATTAGCTTACTTGTCAAAGCCCATAAACAGGAAATGACAATAGATGCTTCAGGTGATAAAGCAAATGAGATATTCAGACAGGCACAGTCCCAATTACTGACAGGTATAGAGGAACAGCGACTAGGAATCGACCTTGCTTCACAGGCACAGCAGATAAATTATAATAACCGCTTACAGTTAAACAGGCACTTTAAACAGGGCTTAGGGATTATACCTTTAGCTCCTGAACCTTGGCTTGCACCGTTATTAGGCGATTTCGTGACTAGAAATGTAGTATTAATAAAGAGTGTTGAAGCGGAGTTTATAGAGGCTGTCAGAAAGAAGGTTGTATTAGGTGTAACAAGCGGTGAAAGTGTTCAGGCAATTAAAAAGGACATTCTCAAAATAACAGGCAAGAGCTTTAGACGTGCTGAAACAATAGCAAGGACTGAAACGGGCAAAATGTTTGGATCACTTACTAAGTCAAGAAACCTCTCAATAGGTATCACGGATTTTATCTGGCATCACACCACTTTAAAGAATCCAAGACAACAGCACCTTGCAAATAATAATCATAAATTTAATTGGATTAGAGGCGATATTAACGGCGATATACCCGGATCATTATATAATTGTCGGTGTACTTCTACCTCGGATTTCTCTCAATTGCTTTAGAATCTAAATAATCAGTAACCGATCTTCTTATAATCTCGCTTTTAGATAAGTCAAGCTGATAAGACCCACGCCCTAACCTATCCCACCATGAACCACTTGACCATATAGTTGACTTAATGTTGAACTTATCCTTTTCATCTTTAATGTATGTCAAATTAACCTCTCACTTGCAATTACGAAAACATTACGGAATAATATTAGCAGATTGCTGGAGGAAATGCAATGAAGTTTTTTGATAGAGTTGAAATTAATTCAAAGAATGTCAAGGAAACTGACGAAGGTTATTTAATTATACCTGCTAATTTTGCCCGTACGGGAATATACGACTATAACGGTATAGGTCGAGGCTTACTATATAGAGACGCCTCACAGGTCTTTAACGCCGATTCAATGGCAACTATACTTGGCAAGTCACTTACAATAACCCACCCTACAGAAAAGGTAACGCCTGATAACTGGAAAGACGTAGAAGTTGGGCAAGTCCTATCAGTAGAACAATCAGACAAATTCCTAGCAGGCGAGCTGATAATTAAGGATTCAAAAGCCATTAACTTTGTAAATGACTCTATAAGTAAAGGAAAAGCAATTGAATTAAGCTGTGGCTATGACGCTCAAATGTCAGACAATAAAGGAACTTTTGAGGGGGAATCCTACGATGGGACTCAAGAGAATATTAGATATAACCATATAGCTCTAGTGCCAAAAGGCAGAGCAGGAAGCGAAGTCAAATTACTAATTGATAGCATGACGGAGAAAAAAAAGATGAAACTAAGATTTCAGGATTCTACTATTGAGGTCGAAGACACAGACGTCAAAATAGTGGAAGCAGCCGAAAAGCTGTTTAACGACACGAAGAAAAAGAATGAAGACCTTGAAGCACAGATCAAGGTATCTGACGCAAAATCAAAGGTACTGGAAGACAAGGTAAAAGACCTTGAAAAAGTAGCTGTAACTGATGCACAGGTTGAAGCACTGGCTAAGGAGATTTCTGAAGTGGAATCTATTATGGATGCTTTGAAACTTGAGAAGAAACAAAACCTCAAGGAAAACAAGGAATCCATTATAGATCATTATCTTAAATCGCTTAACATCAAGGATGAAGACAATGAGACGGTATTTGATACAGCTTGGAGAAGTGCCAAGATCATGGCTGAAGATGCTGTTAAGGCTAATAAGAGCAAAATTGGAGACGGTAAAGCCGAGTCCGTTGAAGATGCAATTTTCAAAGAAGATAAATAAGGAGGGATGAAATGGCTAGACAGACTAGCGTAGATACTTACGCAAACAAAGCAACCGCTGGAATGAGATCCAGCAACGGGAATTATTTTATTGACACAAAGGTTAATGGTTCTGTAAAGAAAGACACAGTAACCGTTACAGCCGCTAATTTGGCGACTACTGCAACAGTAAATGGAACTGGTTATACTTACGATTCAAAGACCGTAACCGTTACAGCCGCTAATTTGGCGACTACTGCAACAGTAAATGGAACTGGCTATACTGTTAATGTCGGTGCTGCTACATTGTCTAAAGCGGAGATTGCAGCTCTTCTTATCATCGCTATTAATGCTGGTGAGACTCTTGCAGTCGCTTCACTTGGTGGGACTGAAACAGTAATAGTTAAAAGTGTAGTAGGAACAATTACAGTAGTTGGTACGACCAATTGTAGTGTTGCCCAGACTTCACAGAGCACGACTGTAATAGCTACTGGACTCGTTGTGATACTTAATGCACAGGAATCATCCATAACAGCTACAAGTGACGCTGCTATTATTACGATCGTTTCTGATACAGTTGGAACTACTTATACACTCGCTGCTACTACTAACTGCACGACCGCTGTTGTTAATGCTAACGCCGCTGCAATTGCTTTCGGGCTTTTTGTCAGTTCAGACGCAAATGACGAAGATATGGCAATGCTTCCTAGCGTAGCTGCTGATATTACAAGTCGCAGGGCTTTGGGAATTTCAGAATATACACAGACAAGAGAACAGTCAGATGAAGGCTGGAAGATCAATGCTGATATTAATTATGTAAGACGTGGAACTGTTTGGGCTGTTGCGGAGGAAGCAATACTCATTAGTGATACAGTGTACATTAGACATACAGCGAACGGCACAGGAAAGACAGTTATTGGAAGCGTAAGAACAGACGATGATAGCTCAACAGCAGCTGCCCTCGCTGGTTGTTCTGTACTCCAGTATGACTCAACAACAGGCTTGGTTGAACTTGACGTCAACCTGCCAGCATAACGGAGGAAACAATGAGATTAAGTGAAAAATTTATCAAAGACGCAAAAGAGAGATATGGCTGGGTAGATAGGCTTGTTCCTGATTATACACCTAGAAAGGTTAAACTTGAAAAGGACTCTGTACTTCCAGTTATGAAAGACGCAAAAGGCTACATCCTTGATGATGCAGGAAATGACAAGACCCTTGACAATGATGTATTTGTGGACGCTGATAGTGCTGCTGTAGCTCTTGCCCTTACGCTTAGAAGCCGTGACCCTAGGATGCACGAAGTTATTAAAAGAACTCTCAGATACCCTGAAGATATGAGCGTCAATATGACTGCTTGTGCTGCTGGAGCTGAAACATTCAGTTGGAAACAGGAAGACTCTGTTTATGAAGCTGAATTTATCGGTGATAACGGCAAAGTTCCTATGGTAGAGATCACAGGTGAAGAGATTGTTCATAAGAATAAGAATATCGGTCTTGGTTATTCAGTAACCAGAATAGAGCTTAGAAAAATGATCCTTCTCGGTGTTCCAATACGCAACAGAAAGGTTAATGCAGTTGGACGTGGTTTTGCAGAGAAAGACAACGCAATAGCTTATATCGGATCGACAGTACACGGCGAAACAGGGCTTCTTAATGATGCTTATGTAACAGCCACACAAGCCCCAATGAATGCTGGAGTTACTTCCAGAAGTTGGGCCGATAAGACTATGCAGGAAATATACGATGATGCTAAGACACAGTTTCAGACAATATTCGAGGCTTCTGAAGGTGCTATAAGCCCTAACAGATACCTTGTACCTATTGCTTATAAATCTGTTATGGATCAGAAGTTCGACGCTTCAAGTGGTATCACTGACACACTCAGACAGGCTATTGAGAAAGGACTTACAGACGAAAACGGTGTAGGAATAAAAATAGCTTTTAGAACTGAATGTGCAACAGCAGGAACAGGCTCAACTAAAATGGCTTGTATGTATAACGACGGTGTTGACAGCGTGGAGTTCGTGAAACCTATGGACGTTACGTCTTACCCAGAGGAATGGTCGGGTCTTACAAGTGAAGTCCCTTCCGAAACAGAAACAGTTGGAACAGTTATCTATAGACCGATATCTTTCAACTATATGTACGGTATATAACTTAAAACGAGAGGTGCGGAAATGATTATTAAAGTAAACACAAGCGGCAATAAAGCCCCGCTTATCTATTATGTAGGTGTAGGCAAGAAAAAGGTGGCTTTTGCTCCTAACAGCTCAATCACATTTACTGACAATGAAACGAAAGATGAATCGAATGTAAAGGCAACAGAGCTTTTCAAAGATACAGGCTGTCTTGAAGCAATGAAAAAGAACCATGTAGTTGTTGTGTCTGACGGCTTCGTAGCAGTCGAAAAGACAGAAACTAAGGTAGAAGCCCCAGCCCCTCAGAAATCGAGCGCAAAAGAACAGTGTGGATGGGTTAAGGATTGTGAGACAGTCGAAGCTCTTGAAGCTCTTGAGCTTACAAACAGTTCAGCCAAAGCAATGAGAACAAACAAGATTAAGAAGTTGAACAAATGACAAGTAAAGCGACCATACTCTTAATAGCCCCGGAGCTGTCAACTGTAAGTGATGGTGTATTCACTCAAATGATAGCTTATGCGGACAATCTGGTATCATTACCAGCCTGTACCTATAAAGAGGATATGGCAAAAACTTATCTCGCCTCGCACCTCTTGACCTTGGCGGTAAGTCCGACTGCTGGGGGGGTTAGCCCCTCTGGTGGGGCGGTGAAAAAGGAGCGTGCAGGAAGATCAGAGATAGAGTATTCAGACTTTGTAAGAAGTATTCCTGATGCTAATAGATATGACTCGACTAAATACGGTCGGTTATATAACGCTGTTATCAGGAGTTGCACGGACTCTCTGGGAGTGATAGTGGTATGAGCATAATTAGAGACACTGATATGGGTTATGGGAATCTTAAAAGATTACTTAAACAGAACAAAGTATCTGTTGATATCGGTGTCTTTTCTACATCTACAAGAGACGGCAAAAGTATAGCTGAATATGCTGCTTATAATGAGTATGGTGTGGATAAAATAAAAGGAAAAGATTTAGGGTCTTCTAGAAAAGGACTGTCACTTATACGGGAGGGTCTTGGGCAAAGCTCAATAAAGGCTATACCCGAAAGATCGTTTATGCGGTCGACTTTTGATGAACAGGAAAAAAATGCTTTTAGGGTGATTGGAAATGTAATAAAAATAAATATGTTAAAACCTAGCTTCACCCTCAGAAAATCTGCGGGATATGGCGGTGCTTTTATGAGAACGGAAATAGTCAAGAAAATAAAAACCGCTTCATCTTGGGCAACTCCGAACGCTAAAAGCACCATTAAGCGTAAAGGGAAGAACCAGCCCCTTATAGATAAGGGCATACTCTGGAAAGCAATATTATGGAAAATAAGACCGATAGGAGGTTGATAAGATGGCATCAACTATGATAACACCTGCTGAGTACAGTATAAAATTTGCACCTGAACCTGAAATTGAAAAGGAGTCCGTAAATGTCAAAAGAGTCTAAGTATTCTATAAAAGAATTTTGTGCTGTTATATCCTTAACAGTAGTTGCCCTGTCTGCTTTCGGCGGTGTAATAGAAGATTGTACGTTTATAGAAAAAGAGGTCTAAAATGGCTAGTGATCGTGAATATATGGAAGTGCTGGTTGGAAGTATAGATAAAAGAATAACCGGCATGGATAAAAACATTATAGACCGCATGGATATAATGGAAAAAAATACCTGTGAAAAGTTTGAAGATATTAAGATAACAGTAAAAGATAATGCCAAAGATATTGATAAAATTAAAAACGCTCAGTCAAAAACCAGCGGCATATTTACCACTATAAGTCAAACGGCTTCTTTAATATGGCTGGCAATAATAACATATTTTCAGGTTAAAAAATGAGTATATTTGATACAGACACATTAACAATATCCAGAGTAAGCGGAAAGACATTAACAAAAGGTACTTACTCAGCAGGAACTACCACTACGTTCACTGCGACAGGTAATTTACAGCCGGCGGGTAAAGATGACCTGTTAAAACTTCCCGAGGGTTACAGAAACAGGGACGTTAGATTGTTTATGACACATGAAGACATCCATTTAAATGACTCGACTACGATAGGTGGGATTATATATATTGCAATGACCAATGAACCGTTTGAAGGTATTACAAGTATAGGCAGGAATGAGATTTTATTTGTAAAGGATAGGGGACAATGAGTAGGATTTTACAGGCACATAAAGACGCTATTTATGATTGGATGTACTCTATATATCCTGCTATGACTATTATCTGGGACGATCAGGATGAAGCCAAGCCAACTGATAATTACATTCTCTTAGGTATTATCACTTCAGGTAATTTAGATGCAAGTGCTGATAAACTATATCCTGATGATGCAGGATTAATTAAAGATAAAATAACATACCGTACTTATAAAAACTTGACATTATCAGTAAATGTGTTTTCGCAGGCTGATTATTTTCAGATAGCAGACGCAATAGTTGACAGTCAATTTTATGATGATGTCAGATTAACGCTTAAAATATCTGGATTAGTTATTAGAAAGTCAATGCCTGTAACTGATTTAACAGCTATAGAGGAAACAAATTATACTAAAAGATGCTCAGTAGACTTCATGCTGGCATACACCATAGACAGAACTATAACAGCATCGAGATTAAGCCGTATACGTGGAGATGTTGACGGTGCTGAATTTGACGTAACACAACCATAAAGGAGATAAAAAATGGGAACTAAACAACAGGATGTGGCAGTCGTAACCTTTTCACTCGCTACGCCATCATTTTCACTTGAGGACACTTTTTCTGTTCCAATGGTTATTTCAGAGATAACCGATACAGACGAAAGAACACAGATTTTCACTACTCTTGAAGCAGTCACCACGGCGGGCTATAGTTCAGGGGATTTCTTTAATTTCGCTACTTCACATTTCGGTCAGGTAGGAAGAAAAGGCGGATCACCTAACAACCTGATGCTTGGAAAGAAACTCTCAGACGCTAACTGTACTCAGACATTCGTATTTGATGCCGATGCGACCGCAGGAGAGTTTACAATTACTCTCGGTGCTTTAACGACTGCAGCTATTGCTTTTGATGCTAATGTAGCAGCAGTTAAATCAGCACTTGAGTCACTTGCAGCGATTACGGAAGTAACAGTAACGCTTAACACTGGAGCTACACAGGCAGGAGATAAAGAAGGGTTTGCAGTTGAGTTTACAGGCGCAACAGACGAGAAAACAGACTTTGACGTTATGAGCTGTACTATCACAGCCCTTACAAGTGTTTCGACTGTTACAGTAACTAAGACAATATTTGGAAGTGCCGTTGAAACGTGGGGAACTGCTTATGCTGCTATTAAGGCAAGCAATTCAGATTTCTACTTTACTTGCCCTGATGTTGACGCAACACTTGAAACGACTCTTGACACGCTCACAACTCTTGTAGAAGCAGACAAAAGACAGCTCCATGCAGTTACAGCAACCGCAGACGCTATAGGCAGTGCAACGACAGATATTGGAAGTACAATGTTAAGTAGGTTTGCAAGATCACACCTTTACTATTCATCCGACACTACTTACAGTCTTGTAGCCTGTGAGCTTGGTGCAACGATACCAGACTTTTTCGGTGCGACTAACCCTAGCTATGCCCCACTTGCTTTAATCACCGCTGACACGCTCACAGACTCCGCTATAACCAATTTAATAGCTAAGAAGTACGCAAGATGCGAAAGTATTAATCTTAAATCAACTATTATGGGGACTTCAAGCGGTTCAACTTCCGCTCAGGGACTTCTTTCAACTACAGGCGTAAGTGCTAAATCACTCTGGATAAAGGATTATCTTGAATATGTTGTAAGTAACGCTCTCATGAATATGTTGCAGACGAATCCTAATGTTTACTTTTCACAGTTCTGGTTTGATGCAATTGAGAATCTTATCACTACTACAATGCAGACAAAAGGCGTGGATCAGGGATTACTTGTAGAGGGTTCAATTGACGTTACGATGCCTGATTTAGCTACATACGATGCAACAAAGAAACTTAATGAGTTCCTTGATGGTATCCTTGCAGACTCAGAAAAAACGAACTCGATAAGTAAAATACAAATAACAGGCAAAATTAAATAGGAGGCTAACTATGAATTATGCTTTAGAAGATCAGAACGTCATTATAACAGGCTCAGGGGTTGCACACGGTGTAAATATCGGGTCAATGGACTTTTCCCTTGATAATGAAAAGAACACGACCAAAACGGATAACTCAAAAGGAAGGATTATTTTCACTAAACACCCCGGCTGGAAAAACTTTACTGTAACGCTCAATATTCCGCAGACAAGCAATTCAAACGACTTTCTTAATCAGTGCTGGATGCAGAATCTTACTGTTTCCTTCCTATGGAAAAACAACGGGACTCAGGTGCTTAGTTCAAGTAAAGGTAAGGTTAATGCTGTTTCAAGTCCTGCTGGGACTGATGTAGGTGATACAGTATGGAAACTTGTAGGACAGCTTGACGTGCCTAATTTCGGTGGTGCTGGAGATGATCTTACTGAACTAGTATTACCACAGGTATAAATTAAAACAAGAGGTGCATTATGTTAAAAGAAATTGAAGTAGGAAAAGCGAAGGTTCAATTTACAGACTCAGACAATTTTGAACATGAAAAGGTTTACAGACTTATCCTCGCTAAAGTCTCAGGTATTATCCCTAACTTTATGGGCGGACTTGACACTGACATATCCAAGATAGATTGGAGTACAGTAGCAAAGCAAATGCTTGATGATAAGGACATTGAACGGATTAGAACGGTTATGTTCAGAACAACCACAGTAGATGACCTTCCAATGAGTAAGTTTGAAAATCAGAAAACCATTATGAATAAATATGGATTCATTATGTATGACAGAATACTTACGGAGGCTGTCAGGCACTACTTGGGGGAACATTGGAATACAGCCCTCGAAAACGGCTGTATCCCAGCGGATCTGACAGAACTATTGAACAAATTTACAGAGAAATCTCAGAACGCCCTAACCTCGTTTGGACAGCTGTCAAAAACGGATACTGTGGATACGGAGACGCTATAAAAATGCCCTTTGTAAGACTATTGCATATCTCAGATTTGATAAGTGCTGAAAATGATGTAAACGAATACTATAGGAAAAAAGATGGCAACAACGATTAGAGACCTCTTAGTAACCCTAGGCGTTAAAGCAGACGGGAAACAGTTAATGTCATTCGATCAGAATCTAAAAGCTGTTAAATCATCAGCCTTTTCCCTTGGCTTAGTCCTTGCAGGGTTAGGATATGGCATTAAAAAGATCGCTGAAGCAGGTGCTAAGTCTGAAAATACCAGAGTTGCTTTTGAGACTATGCTTGGAAGTGCTGAAAAGGCAACTAAGATTATAAACGACATGAGAGACCTTTCACTTGAAACGCCCTTTTCTTTTGAAGAGGCTGAATCCACTGTTAAAATGATGATTGCAATGGGTTCAACGTTTGAAAATGTTATAGAAGAAACTCGAATGATGGGTGATGTTGCTTCAGGTCTTGGCGTTCCAATGAATAGACTTGCAATGAATTTCGGACAGGTACGGAATATGGGGTATCTGGCAGGGCGTGAACTCCGTGATTTTGCTATGGCAGGCGTTCCTATTCTCGAAGTATTAAGCGATATGACAGGGAAATCAAAAGGAGCTGTTCAGGAAATGATCTCGGCTCGTGGAATAAGTTTTCAAATGGTAGCCGAAGCCTTTGACATAATGACTAAAGCTGGCGGTAGATTTGACGGTTTGATGATAAAAAGAAGTAAGACCACTGGAGGCTTAGCATCAAATGTCGGCGTTCTGTTCGGGCTGGCAATGCGTGATATAGGTTCAGACACTAATAAAAATATAATTAAAGATGTTCTAAAATCCTTCTATGACTGGGGCAAGGAAAACGATAACTTAAAAACCACTTTTTACGCTTTAGCTGAAGCTGTATTTTTAATCGGCTCTGCTTTCGCTACTTGGAAGTTTGGAACGTTGATAGTTAATTTGGGCAAGCTCGCTGTGTCTATAGCTTTAATGGGTAAAGCTGGATTGCTTGCCAACCTTAAATTGTTGTTAATTGGCGCTAGTATTATATTTTTAACATTGGTGGCAATTGAATTAATGAACGTTCTTTTCACCGATAAGCACACTGTTTTTCATACTATGTATGAAGATTTGCAGAACATAATGAATTATTGGAAATCAGAAATAGCAGGCTCTGACTGGTATATGTGGCTAACAAATACGGGAAAATTTGCAAAACCACCTAAAACAGCGATAGAGAAAGAGCAGGATACAGCAATAGACCGTAGAACGAAAACACCGAGTAATAGTTTTTGGGAGTTTTTGACCGCTGACCCTAAAACCCTGCAAAGAAAAGCAAGTGAATTTTATGCAAGAAACAAGATGCTTGATTATACGCCTGATTCAAAAACAACTTTTGGAGCTGGTGTGCCTGACAGGGTTACAAAAGAGAACGGACAATCAAAATCAAAGATTCCTGACAACTATTATGTTTATATTAACGATGAAAGGCAGGATGATGCCTCAGTAGTAATACAGGCGGCAGAATGATAATTATATACCCACCTAAAATATATCCCGTACCAATAAGGAAAATAGGGCAAGAGATAACCCCTTACAGTTCTATATGGTTGGAGCTGTTTACTACTAATAGCGGTTCCACTCATAATACTACTTATTCTGAAGACCCTGTATCTGATAGAAATATTATCTCAGACCATGCAACAAACGAGCCTCTTGAAATTACCGAGGAAATAACTCTATATGATGATCCGTCTACCTATTCATTTATCGGACAACAGGCACTTGCAGAGGATGAAGAGTTTTCTAAAGTTGTCTGGGAATATCTTGAAATGCTTAGAATAAACTTTGCGGTAATGAAAGTTCGTACCCACGAAGGCATATATGAAAGTATGACCATTAGAAGCCTCAGACCTATTAAGGACAACACTTCAGGTAACACCATAGGGCTTACAGCGACCTTCAGAGAATATCAGACCTCAGAGACTATAGAGAGCTTTAACGCACAGCTAGACCCTGAAGATTCAGACACAGCCAAACAGACTACAACGAAAACGGATAAAGGCAAAGTCCCAAAGAACAAAGTTGACGCTACTTCTAAAAAAGGAGTTGACAGAACCACTTTAGATACTCTTTATAATAAGGTGCTATAATGATATACGATATTGATTTAAGCAGAAAAACAGCAAACTTTTCATTTAGGGTATCAGTAGAAAGCATCGTTTACAGAATGGTTTTAAATTGGAATGTACGCTCTAATTTATGGCATATATCATTGAGTAACCCTGATGAAGACCTTTATAACGGTATTCCTTTAGTTGCTGGGATCGATTATTTTAATTATGTCAATGTATCTAAGATGCCCGAAAACTCGACTATGTTCGTAACTGCAACCCCTGATTATGACCAATTAGGTGACGAAATAGCTTTAACGGTGGTGGAAAGTGCTTAATGTAGATAGAAAACTTGAAGTATCTGTAACAAACAGAACAACAGGATTAACAGCTGAATATGGATCTAAAGAAAATGCTTCAAACCCCTTACATATAAAGTTTAGATTTGCCAGAACAGGCAGAATAGAAGAACCTGACACCGCACAGATAACAATCAACAACGCTGATTTAAGTTTTTATACCAGTGTAGAAAAAGCCAAAACCCTATTTGTAGAGGTTAATGGAGGCTATGATGATAATACAGGGCTTCTATTTTCAGGTGTAGTAACCGATTACACAGTAGGCAGGGTACAGAACACTACTGAAATAAAACTTGTCTTAGGTGATAGCATACAGGATGTAGTTTTTAAAGGTGCTTACACTAAACAGACTAATTTTATAGATATATTAAAAGATATGGGTGGGGCTATGTTTTCAGCTCTTGTAGAGTTGCCCGCTCAGGTATATGAGACAGCTAAAAAGCTCACTAATGAAGCTATATCAAGCGATAAGATAGACGTACCTAAAAAACAAAAGGGTAAAAGAAAGAAAAAAGGATTTACTGTTTTAGGTAAATTAGGAAAATCAATGAACGATCTTTTAAACCCCAGAGGGCTTGAAGCTGATATAATTAATAATGAACTAGTTATCCGTAAGATGTTCGCTGAATCGGACACAGCGATCGAGCTTGCTCCTTATACTGGTTTAAAATCCATTAAACGTAACTTTGTAACCCTTAAAAACGCTAAAGGAAAGAAAATAGAAGTAGGTGGCATAGAGTTTGAATGCCAGTTAATCCCTAATTTATACCCTTCAAAAACTGTGCAAATAAACGCTAAAACCTCAAGTGGTGATTATATCTCTGATGAAAAGTTTACTATAACTGAACTTAAAGGAACAGGCGGAAATAAAGCAAGTGATATGTGGAAAATGACGGGGGTAGCTCATGAAAAAGTTGAGTAGTCCCCTTGCAAAAGCTGTAATATCACTTGTAAATAAAAGAGTAAAAGATTCTAAATCAGCCCTTCCCTGTGTAGTAACTAAATTAAATTCAGATAGTACAGTCAATTTAGAAGTGCTTACAAAGTCCCTGGATGAAATAACAGGTGAATATGACCTTATAGAGCTTTACGATGTTGACGTTGATTTTCCTGCAAGTTATGAAGATGCCTATATCCGTTTTCCTGTAAAGAAAGGAACAACAGGAAGTATAACAATATATGATAATGACATATCCGCACTTATGGATGGTGGTAATGAAGAGCCCGTAGATGTAGAATCTCCCCGCTCGCATAATATTGATGATTGCAAATTTAAACCTGATTTTCAGACCGACCAAAAGAAGATAACTATAGATGGTAACGCTGAGTTTAGGAATGGTAGTATGAAAGTGATACTCCACTCTGACGGATCTATAGAGCTTTCTGGTGTTACGGAAGACTGGATTAAACTAGTTGGCAAACTTGGAGATTATATACAAGATGTTATTACTAATCTGTCAACCACTACTGTGACAACAGCCCTTGGACCCTCTCCGCTTTCTACACAGGCTAACTTTCTTGCAATGTTGGGTCCATTAACGCCAAACATAATCGAACTTTTAGTAAAAACACACGACTTTGAGGCATAAACAATGGCACTAAGCGGAAACACACTAGGCACAGCGATTAAAGATGCAATAGGTTTGCTCACAGATGAACAGAAAGCTAACCTTGAAACAGTATGGCAAACGATAGGCGGTGTAATTGTAGACCACATAACAGCAAACGCAGTTGTATCAACAACCGTAACAGCTGAATATCTTAATCCTGCCGATGTTACAGGAACAGGAAGCGGGGGCGTAACATGAAAGTAGTTAAAATAAACACTGCAACAGGTGGCATAGTTTACACTGACGGTAGAATATCTTTGTTAGAAGGTAAAGAAGCTATTATCCAAAACCTCACAGTATTTTTCAGAATAGCGAAAGGTGAATACTTCCTTAATCAGGAATATGGTATTGACTATTTCAATACTGGATATACTACTCAGGATAATAAACCTCTATTTGATTCTCAGGTTAAATTATGGCTCAGTAAAAAGTCTTGGATAAAATCAATTACAGGATATAAAAGCAGTTTTGCAAGCAATATTTTAACCGTTACGATTGACACAATAAATACAGAAGATGGAAACTTTAAAGTGGGAGATATAGTAATATGATTGATTCAACAGGATTTACCAATAAGACCCTTGCGGAGATATTAGCAGAACAAAAAACAGAGTTTGAAACAACTATAGACCCTTATGTTAATCTCCTTCCTGAAGAAGTCTTAGGACAGCTTAGAGATATATACGCTAAAGGTCTTAAAGATGCCTTTGATCTTGCGGAATCTGTATATGGACAAATGGGACTTACAGCCACAGGAATAGGGCTTGACATTATCGGTGCTTTACTCGGTAAGCCCAGACTAGCTGCTACTTATGCTAATATTAGAGATTATAATGTAGTCGCTGCTGCGGGCATAACTTTAGCCTCTGGAACAATATTCAGGGGTTCCAATGATCCTGATGCAGAATATCAGACAGTCGCAGATATAGACTTGACTCTGGGAGCTAACACAATTGACGTTACAGCGATAAATACAGGGTCGACTACCGTTACCACAGATGATGTTTCAATTATCGCTACACCGACTGCAAACCTGACAAGCGGTACTAATTCAGTTTCTTCAACTTTTATAAACGGTACTGATCTTGAAACTGATGATGAATATAGAATTAGGCTTTTTCAAGTCCCTACAGTTGCCAGAACCCTCAGAGTATCAGCTATTGAGAACGCTATAACAGATATTAATGATGATGCAGATACAGAGGGATATACCGAAGTCGCAGCAATTAAATTAATTGAGAATGAGGAAAATGTAACAGTAGACGGAATGAGAGCACACACTATACAGCCTGTTATTTATTATGCTGGCGGGGCTGATGCGACTACTGACAGCAAAATAGCGGAAGCAATAGCAAAAAGTAAGCCCGAAGGTATTAGAACCGTATCAACAACAGCTACAAGTTATTCTGAAGATGTAACAGTAGGAAACTCTGTACGAACAATAACCTTTTCAAGAGCTGACACCGAAACCATTTATATAGATATAGATACTTCCCCGACACTATCAGCAGACAACAAAACAGCTGTAAAAGATGATATTATAGCGTGGGCTGCTACCCTTACAATGGGATCTAACGTGGTTGTTTATGGTGCTGACAGTCTATCAGACGTGTTAAATAGTTTTGCAAACGTGGACATAACAGACTATACTATTAAAATTGGAACTTCACCCGCACCGGCAAGTTCTGATAATATTACAATAGGTGATACCGAAATGGCTTATATAATAGCAGGGAATATTGACATAGGTAATTTATAATGACTAAGATAATAAATATTACACCTACTCCAAAAGAATACTCAGATACAGGGTTATTTAAGGAAAGTGCCGAAACATTTACAATTAATAATACTGGGACACAAAGAGTTACTTTATCAGACATTGAAAGTGATAGCGTTCTTTTTACAGCAGGGACTTTTCAGGCTAATGTTGAACCGTCCATGCCTATCAATTCAACGCTTTTTTTTGTAGATGTAAATGAGGTTGTCCAGAATACAGACGGGTCTTTTGCTACAACCGATCAGGGGTTCGGGTCTTTTGCTACAACAGACAGTTCAGGAATTCCAACAATAGGTTTTGGGCTTCCTTCCATCTCTATCACTTCGCCACTTTCAGGAAACTTTGAACTTGAAACTAATCAAACTCTGAATTGGACATCCGCAAATGTTACAAATGTTAATATCACAATTACAGGTGATTCAGGCGGTTCAAAAGTCTATTCCAATGTTGACGCCAGTTTGGGGACTTATACTTTTCAGCTTAATGCAACCGATGGATTTATTGTAAATGAAGAATTCAGTACAAAAATTGAGGCCACAATCGGAGCAACAAGCGACGAAGTAACTGGACTTGATACAATCGCAACCTTAACAATGACAACTCCAGTATTGACGTCAGGAGTTGCGGGTAACATAACAGGTAGTGCAAACTGTACTACAGTCAATGTTTATGAGAGGCTTTCTACTGATGTTTCTTGGGACACCTTTAAACTTGGCGTAACAGTTATTGCAGGAGCATATACAGCAAGTGGAACGGTTGCAGATTCAGGATTACACGATTTTCTGGTAATTGATGCTGATAACGCAAGTGCCTACACACAGCTTGATGATGTTAATGTAATTAGTTCTGTAACTTACTACTCAATGTCCGCAGGCATTACACACAGCTTGGGAGTAATAGACGGGGTGGCATACTCGTGGGGGTCTGACATTTATGGACAATTAGGAAGAGCGACATTAGAAAATAATCTGCCTCTGGCGGTCGATGTTTCGGGTGTTTTATCTGGAAAAACTATTGTAAGTGTTTCAGCAGGATATGTTATTTCTTTTGCCTTAGATTCTGATGGAAAAGTATATTCTTGGGGTGAGAACTATTTTGGACAACTTGGAGATAATTCTACAATATACCGACGTGTTGTGCCTGTAGCTGTGAATGTAGCTGGGGTTCTATCTGGAAAAACAATTGTAAGCATTTCTACATTTTGGAGCCATTGTCTTGCTCTTGATTCTGACGGGAAAGTTTATGCTTGGGGTCGTAACGATAACGGGCAACTTGGGGACGATTCTACAACACACCGTAACGTGCCTGTAGCCGTTAATGTAGCAGGCGTTCTTTCTGGGAAGACAATCACAAAGATTGCAACGGGGCAACACCACTCCCTTGCTCTTGACTCTGACGGGAAAGTTTATGCTTGGGGAAGAGGTCGCAACGGACAGCTTGGAGACGATACAGCAACCCAACGTAACGTGCCCGTTGAAGTTGATGTTTCGGGTGTTTTATCAGGAAAAACTATTATAGAAATAGCTGGTGGAATATATCACTCTCTTGCCTTAGATTCTGACGGGAAAGTTTACTCTTGGGGCTTGAACGATAAAGGGCAACTTGGGGACGATTCTACAACCCAACGCAATGCACCAGTAGCTGTGAATGTAGCTGGGGTTCTTTCTGGAAAGACAATTGAGGCTATAACCGCTCTAGAAAACAGCTCACTTGTTATTGATTCAGATGGAGTGGCTTATTCTTGGGGTTATAATGCTTATGGACAACTTGGAGATAATTCAATAACAACAAGACATCTTCCTGTAGCTGTGAATGTAGCAGGGGTTCTGTCTGACAAGGTGTTGACAAAAATAAATGGCGGTGGAGACCATACACTTGCTGTAGATGAAGATGATGTATTTTACTCTTGGGGATATAATTACTTCGGACAGCTTGGAAACGATACGCAGACAAACGAAGAAGTGCCGATATTGGTAGATGTTAGCGAGGTATAGATGAATATAATAATTAGTGATCCGCAAGGCTTCCAGTATGGCGTAGAGTTTGATGGTACTGATTGGATTCAGTCAGCAACACCGACACATTTAGCGATACTTCCAGAAATTCCCCCTAGTGCCGGTACATACAATGGAAAGATCAAATATTCTGGTATGGAGTTTTATTCTGAAAGTTCATCTGATGCAGACATTTCATTTTATCCCGAAGATGAAGGATCGTTCTCTGAAACCTTAGAATTAGCAAGCGATGCAGCTACAGTTGAAATTAATGTTGAAGGAATCGGAGGGTATGCTGTTGACTTCTTTTCAAAGGAAGAGGCTGAGGATGACGGAAACCACATTTACGGCACAGATATTGAGGCACTGGTAGCATCTGTTAGTCCAGAGGCGTTTATACTCTCACAGTTGAATAGGGAGCTTGAGGAGGCGACAAAAAAACATCCTGAGTTGAGTGGAATCCAAAACCTTACAGTAGAATTAGACGGAGCGAGTGGAAACATATCTTTTGATCTTATTAAAAAAACAAGTCAGATAGTTGACGGTGTGGAGGTAAAACTTTGAGCAATTCAAAAGCTGAAATATTAGAAAGAATTATTGATGAGATTCCTGAAAAGTTTGATACTTCGGAAGGGTCTTTTTTTAAGGATCTCGAAACACCAGTTGCAATTGAACTTGAAAAAACTTATCAAAAAGGTGATGAAATACTTGACAACGCTTTTGTTACTACAGCAGAAGAAGAGCATTTAATAAGCAGAGGGGCTGATTTCGGATCTGTAATTAACCCTGCAAGTTACGCAAAATGTATTGTCCATGTAAAAGGGTCAGCCGGTGC